AGTCCACAATAATGGAATGTAACCTATACCGCACAAACGCCATAGTAACCGATTGGTTACAAGTGTTATCAAACCCCTTGCGATTGTTTAGAGGGCTAAACGATTGTAAGAATGTATCTACAATGTATCTACACTACCTTTTACACCCTCGCTAAATACCTTGAAGCTCATAAAAAGGATTGAGGAAATGAGAGTTAAATCTCTAATCAAGGAGGCACAAGATGACTGATGAAAGCGACCACAGCAACAAGCTTTACTGGATACTGGGCTATGAAGCTGGGATTGAGCTGGAGCGTGAACGAATCACGAAAGTTATCAAAGACCTAGCTGCAACCAGAGACATTTTGCAGACACTAAGTTACCCGTTTCTTGCTGAGGAAATAGAAGCAGCCATCAAGAAGGGACAAGATGACTGACCCTAAACGACTAAAGGTTACGAAGTCTGCCAAAAAAGCAGAGCTACTTGACCGCACTACTAGCGAGCGCAAATTCTGCTCTGTTTGTCAGTATTACTACTCAGAGATGTTCACCTGCCCAATCTGTTACGGAGCAGAGCAAGAGCGTAAACGCATCATTAAACTGCTGGAGGCATGGCTGGCAGATGACTACGCCGACTTTATAGATACCCTTGAACTAATCAAAGACAAGCAGAAAGCCGAGGAGAGCAATGAAACTGAGAACTAGGCATTACGACCTAACAAAAAGCGAAGGTAAAAATGCCCGCTCATATGGGTGGCAACTATGGCACTCGTCTACTTATGGACAAAAGCGAAAATGGACTCTGGACATCTGGTTCGGGAAACACCTATGGGCGTTATGGATGGAACCAAAATGAGCGAGCCACGCAGAAATTATCGACAAGGATTACACGAGGGTAGAGCGCAAGGAGTAAACCTAGTTGTTGAACAGCTTCATGAGTATCGTGTTTTAGTATCGGCAGTCTCTGAAGGAGAGCAACTAAAAGCCGCTGATAGGCAAAGACTACTAGGCGGAGTAGCGGCTATTGATTCCATGCTGGAGATTACTCAGGGGATAAGTGACAGGCTTGAAGAGCACTCCGATTTAACAAGCTAATGGCGATAACCACAAAACTTCGTGAAGCTATTTTTAGCAGAGACGGATACCGATGCGTAGCTTGCCTAACTGCAAATAGCCTTACTATCCAGCATCGAGTATCTAAAGGAATGGGCGGCTCGAAGAAATTTGACACCCCTGCCTTCTTGATAACCATGTGCTTATCGTGTAATATAGAACTAGAATCAAACCCTGAAAAAGCTGAGCTAGGAAGGGGAAATGGATGGAAGCTAAGCCGCAACGCTTACCCCGCCATAGACCCCGAAACAGTTCCAGTCAAGATGGGACAAAGATGGTTCTACCTAGACAATCAAATGAATCTAACTGAAATGAGAAATAATGCCTAACGATACCCTAGTAACCATAGTGGGCTATGTAACCTATGAACCAGAACTAAAGCGGGTCAATGGAGACAACGCTCTTATTAACCTAACAATCGCCTCAACCCCTAGCCGCTACGATAAGAACACCAGCGGTTACATAGACGGCGAAACAATGTTTATCCGAGGAACGGCATGGAGAACCCTAGCTGAGAACATCGCACTCACAGTTCGCAAGGGAACCCTAGTCATCGCACAGGGCAAGCTTGTATCCAAGTCCTATGAGAAGGATGGCGAGAAGAAAACAAACTTTGAGCTGGACATCCAAGAGCTGGGAGTTGGGCTAAGCCGTATAGCTAAGACTGAAGAGCCAAGAGCGCAACAGCTTACGGATGCTCCGTTCTAGTCTCCGCTATAACCACCTAGTTTGCCCTAATAAACATAAGCTCACTTTCGTTCAAATGGTTAGCAGTAGAGGGAATGTAAAGAGCTACCCCCCAATGCACTGTGGCTCATGCCTTTCTAGCTGGGAAAAGATTGTAACGAAAGATGTTGCAACATAGCGTAATCTTTGATAGCATGTATCTAACAGAGATGGAGGAAGCATGAGAGCAATAAATCGAAGAGGGCGAGCCATAGTATCTGCCCTACAAGCAACAGCAGTCCTAGCCCTTGGGCAAACAGCAATAACACTAATCGCCGTATCTGAGGGAATGCCAAGCCTGAGCATCGGGCAACTAGCGAATAACCTAATGCTAACCGCAGGTATCGGAGCGGGGCTAATCGGGCTAATCATCCTAGCTACTAGGAGAGACAATGCCTAGACCAACGGAGAAGGAAATAGAAAAAGCACATCCTTCTGGAGCCTACATCCTAGACTGCGACGGCACTCACGATTTAGCCCGCCATGTCTACTACTTCTACACCAAAAAAGAAACGCTCCAACGATGGAGAACGCAACACCCAATTAGGAAGGAACAAAATGGCTAGAGAATACCCTTGGACAAGCCACGCCGCACAACGCTCGGTAATAGATAAGCCCGCAAAGCAAGAGGGCATCCTCAAGGTTCTAAAAAAGCCCATGACTGACGAGCAAATGACAAACGCCTACAGGAGGCTAAAGGGAGTGCCTTGGGCATCCGACTCTGGCTTGCGAACACTAAGAGCCAGACTTGTGCGACAGGGGCTAATAGAAAATACTGGCATAGTCGAAGCAAACATTACGGGCAGAAAATCGATTGTATGGAGAGCCGCCTAATGGACTACATAGCCGTAGGGATACTCATCCTGCTTGGACTCGGAGGAGTCCTAATAGTTGGAGCAATACTCATACTATTAGGCGGGGCGATGGCATTAGCCAAGCGACAGGATATTAACGATAATGACTAATCAACTCTCAATAAAGATTGACCAGCTACAGCCTTACATGCACGCCCCAATGATAAAAGAAATCAAAAAGGTTGCAGACAACTATGGAGCGATGGCTCATGTAATCGATACTCGACAAGAAAAGCTTCTATGGCGCAACGGCATCCTTGCGACAGCTAGTGGAGAAGAGATTGTTCTATCGGGAATCTACAAAGGAATCTTTGCGATACTCGCAGACAACCCCAACCAGCAACTGTCTTATGAAGAGATTGTGGAGAGGCTGGATGCTCAATCACTACCAGCAACAAGTCGAACAAACTTCAGAGTAGTGCTACATCGCCTGAGAAAGCAGCTTCGTGGAAATGGGCATCTTATCCAGACGGAAAGAGATAACGGCTATCTGCTAAGGGTAGACAACGACCTTCTAACCATAGGATAGGCTGTATCTATGAGCAAGAACAAACCTACGCCTGAAGAGGATGTTGAGTTCATGAAGGGCTACATCGATAGCGTGAGATGGAAGTTTGCTAAGACCTATGCAAAATCCGCTCCTCATGAATACACAATAAGAGAGTGGGATGAAGAGCGGGAAGAAGAGTTCATAAGATTCGTAAAGATAATCAGAACCTATGGATACCCAGAACGCTTCTGGAAAAAGATAAACTTCTACTACGAGGTTGATGGAATGAAGTATTGGACAATGGGCTACCCCGTTAGAGAGATTACGAAAGTTATCAATCGAGCCGATGTAAATCAGTTCTATGGCTCACAACATCCAATCGAGGAGTTCGAACGAGAGGCTCCGTTCTGATGACGAGAATAATTATTCGTGCAGTAAAAGAGCGACAGGGCTATGTAGATTATCTACAGCAAAACCTGCCAGACGCAGAAGTCTGCTGGGACTCTACTCGCAACGCTATGAATACCTTTTTAGATTCTCTACGGATGGCTGGAGACGATGCCGTTATCCACATGGAGGATGATGCCGTTTTAGCTACAAACTTCCGAGAGAGAGTCGAAGAGGAGATAGCTAAGCAACCAGACAAAGTTATCCAGTTCTTCTCAATGCGTAAGGGCGACATAGAAATCGGTAGCAGGTGGGATGGCAACTTCCTAGCCGCAGTATGTTTCTATTTCCCAGAAGGTTATAGCAAAGAGCTACTCTCCTATTTCCCAGTATGGGGCAACAGAAAGGCTCATCCAACAGGATTAGATACCATGATTGGCGATTGGCTGAAGAAGCGCAAGGAACGCTACTGGGTAGTTGTTCCCAATCTGGCAGACCATCAAATAGGCAAGAGTGCCATAGACCCCCGCCGCAGTAGCAAGCGAGTCAGTAAGACCTTTGCGGGATGAGACCAAAGAGCTATGTCGTTTCTCTTAATGGGGTTCAACAGGTAGTAACCCTTTCCCCATGTAAGGCAACCGACTTCGAGGAGCTTTGGGAACAGGCAATAGCGGAAAGAATTGCGACTACGATAGGCGAGGTAAAAACAACCTCTCATTACATAATGAGGAATGGCGATGGTAAGACTGTAGGATTCTGTGGCATCCAGTTCTATAGCCATAAGGCAATCTTCAAAAACGATTATGTGTTGCCCGAATACCGCAAAAACGGATTATGGCATGTAATGTATGACTACAGGGAATGGGTTACTAAAGCCAGACCTAGCGTTAAAGCTATAGAGGCTACATGCACAGACATGAGCCTTAATCTTTATCTAAAAAGAGGAGCCGTTATAGTGCAGAAGCTAAGCACTCTCACAAAGGTTAGGAAAACCCTTTGAAGATTTTCAAGAAGCAGAATGTCCACGAGGCTGCATTAGAGCGCATACGCTATCTATTCGATGAGTTTGAGAATGTTGTTGTCTCTATGTCTGGAGGCAAGGACTCTACTGTTGTATTCGAACTGGCGTTGCAGGTGGCTAAGGAGAAGAATAGGCTTCCGCTCCCCGTAGCGTGGTTAGACCAAGAGCTAGAGTTCCAAGCTACCGCAGACTACATGAAGGATGTAATGTATCGGGAGGATGTAAAACCTCTTTGGTATCAGATTCCGTTTAACCTAGTAAACGCTACAACTAATGATGAGAACTATTTTACAATGGCTTGGGGCGAGGGGGTAGAGTGGGTTCGGGAAAAAGACCCGCTCTCAATCAAAGACCCCGTTGGCTCAGACCGCTTTTACGAGATGTTCCCCGCTATCCTTAATTCGCTTTATCCCAAGCAAAAGGCTTGCTATCTAACTGGAGTTAGGGGAGAAGAGAATCCAGCTCGTGCAGTTGGAGCCACAAATGCCGCTACCTACAAATGGGTTACATGGGGCAAGGTATCTAATAAGAAGAATGAGCAATACACCTTCCACCCCATTTATGACTGGTCTTACAGAGATGTCTGGAAGGCTATCCATGACTATGACTGGCAATACAACACCCATTATGATGCCATGTATAGATACGGCGTTCCAGTTACTAAGATGAGAGTTAGCAACTACCACCATGAAGCCGCACTTCAGGCTATCTTTTATCTACAGGAAATAGAGCCAGAGACCTATGAGAAGGCAACGCAACGCCTATCGGGTATTGATGCCGCAGGTAAAGCGGGCAAGGCGGATTATTTCGTAAAAGAGTTGCCGTTCATGTTTATGAGCTGGACAGAGTATAGAAACTACCTTGTGGATAATCTGATTCAGGAAGATAAGCTAAAGCTGAAGTTCAGCACTCGGTTCAAGAAAATGGATGACATCTATCTGGGCGAAGTGTCTGAAGAGCAGATGTGCAAAGTCCAGATAAACTCAATTCTGGCACACGATGAGGACATGGTTAAGCTAGACAACTGGGAGCGTGCGCCTCAGAACTACAACATACGAAGAAAGGTTCAGGGCAAGTCATGGTTCGACCCCAAATTGAAAAGGAAATAAGGGAGTCCATAGCTAAAGCCGCTGATAAAGCGGAAAACAAAGCTGAATGGATGCTTGCCCTTAGAGATTGGCTACATGAGGAGGTATCACCTCACAACAGCCAGCCGATTGATAATGTTCGATGGGTTCCCATTGAGAAGGTTCAAGCCAACGATTACAACCCTAACTCGGTAGCAAAGAATGAGATGAGGCTACTGTATACCTCAATCAGCCACGATGGTTACACTCAGCCCATTGTGACTATCTATGATGAGGCAATAGACAAGTATGTAATCGTAGACGGCTTTCACCGCTATACAACCATGAGAACCAACCAAGACCTTTATGACATGAACCAAGGGCTATTACCAATCGTTGTTCTAAAGAAGGACATAAACGACAGGATGGCTTCTACTATTCGCCATAACAGAGCTAGGGGTAAACACTCAGTAGCAGGTATGGGACAGATTGTTTTCAACATGCTCCAGAACGGGATGGCAGATGACGCTATCTGTCGAGAGATAGGACTGGAGGCAGAGGAGCTAATAAGGCTAAAGCATGTAACTGGGTTCTCTAAGCTGTTCTCGGATGCGAGCTACGGCAAAAGCTGGGAAACAGATAAGCAAATAAAAATCAGAAAAGAATACCTAAAGGAGAACCCAGATGAGCAAGCAATCTGACATAGTAACCAAGAAAGTCCCAATAGCTACTCTCGTTCCATACTGGAGAAACCCACGCCAGAACGATGAGGCTGTAGAGATGGTAAAGAAGTCCATCGAGCAGTATGGCTACCAGCAACCAATTCTTGTAGATAAAAAGAATACCATTATCGCTGGTCACACTCGCTATCGTGCCTTGATGCTCTTAGGTTATGAAGAGGTAGAAGTAATCGTCTCCGACATGCCACAGAAGAAGGCTAAGGAATACCGCATTATTGACAACCGAACCAGCGAGTATGCCACATGGACTAACGAGCTAGTTCTGGAACTGAAAGAGTTTGAAAGCCTAGAGCTTGCAGAAGCCTTCTTCCCAGAGATAAAGCTAGACCTCGGATTCTCTAACCAGCAATCCATCTCTCCCATTACTCAGGAACAGATTGATGCAATCGGGGAGAAAAGAGACGACCAATTCTCTTCAGATAATGATAAGCGTAGTGAGGGCAAGATAGACATCATGTGTCCTTACTGCCATGAGGAGTTTGAGCTAGAACGGGAATACCTAAGCAACGATAGCGTTTGGGGCTAGACATGTCTAAAAGAGTTGGCAGACAAGCTCCTACAATCAATGACGAAAAGGTAAAGGTTCTTATCGCCTCATTGAAGAATGGGGCTTATGTGGAGACAGCTTGCTCTTACGCTGGCATAGGCACATCATCGGTCTATCGCTGGTTAGAGCGTGGCAAGGCAGAGGATGAAAGGGGTCAAAAAGGCGAGGAGCCAAACCCTGAAGAGACCCCGTATTGGGAAATCTGGGACACTATAGAAAAGGCTCGTTCAGAAGCAACGCTAAGAAACATCACCCTTATCCAGACAGCAGCTCAGAATGGCTCATGGCAAGCGGCGGCATGGTTTCTAGAGAGAACCGCACCTAAGCTTTATGCTAGAAGGAGCTATAGTGAGGTTACAGGTGCAGACGGCGGGGCTTTAGAAATCTCCATGTCAATAGACGACTTGAACTCGAAGATAGCTTCACTAATGGGAGAACATAATGAGCTTGGAGAACCTGCTTCGGCTTCCTCCTAACGAGCGCAAATCCATAATCTCTAAACTGAATAGAGACGAGAGGTTAGCATTACAGAAGTTCGTATCTGAGGTAAGCCCTTATACCAAGTATCAGGATGACCCCGTTGCCTTTGTGCAAGAGGCATTACATGAAACCCTATGGTCTAAGCAGAAGGAAATTCTGGAGTCCGTTCGGGATAACAAAAGAACAGCCGTTCCAGCTTGCCACGCACCAGGAAAATCTCACATCGCCGCAAGAGCAGTAGCATGGTGGGTATCCTCCTTCCCTCCCGGTACGGCTCAGGTTGTAACAACAGCTCCGAACTATCGTCAGGTTCGCACGATTCTCTGGTCGCACATCCAAAGACTTCAAGATAGGCACAATCTCCCCGGTGAGGTCTTTACTACTGAATGGCGAATAGGCAGAGAGATTGCCGCTTACGGATTCTCTGGACAACAGCATGACGAAGCGGTAGTTCAGGGTATCCACGCCCCGCACCTGCTAATCGTTGTTGATGAGGCGGCTGGTATCAGTCCTATGGTAGGAACAGCACTAGAAGCTCTAATGACTGGCGCACATACCCGCATGTTAGTTCTCGGTAACCCACCTACAGATAATGAAGGCTCATGGTTCGAGAGAGCTTGCAATAGCCCTAACTACAACATCGTTCCAATCTCTGCCTTTGATACCCCCAACTTTACTGGCGAGGATTCGGGAATCTGCCGCTCATGCCCTTCTCAGGTTTCCCCGCATGAGGTAAAGACTCACCTTGTAGACAGGGAATGGGTAGAGGAGGTAACGAGAGAGTTTGGCTCAGACTCAGCCTTCGTTGAAGCTCGTGTGTTAGCCAAGTTCCCTAGAGCGGTAAACAACAAAACGATTCCGCTGGGATGGATTGAGAAATCCGCCGATAATGAGTTCGCTGATGAGGGGCGCATCCGACTAGGAGTAGACATCGCTTCGGGGGGCGGAGACGAGTTTGTTATCGCTTGGGCAGATGGAAGCATCGGCAGTATCAAGCATCGCTCGTCTGGTTCCGCTAACGCTAACGCCCTAGATGTATCGGGAGTAATTCTGCAATCCATTC